ATCTAAGGAGCGCATCATGTACGGCAAAGCACCCAAAATGTCTGATTCCAAGAAAAAGGCCGTCCCAGTGACGGTCATGGTTGCTATTGGCAAACCCAAGCCAATGCCAAAACGTGGTCAGCGCACCATGACCAACAAGATGGCGAAGAAGAAATGAAAACCAAAGCCGAGAAGAAAATCAGCAAGGTCATGCGCGAGTTCAAGGCCGGTGAGCTGAACTCCGGCAAGGGTGGGCCTATCGTCAAGTCCAAGAAGCAAGCAGTGGCGATTGCCCTGTCGCAAGCTGGTAAGGCGAAGAAAAAATGAAAACGCCAGCTTGGCAGCGCAAAGAAGGACAATCCAAGACCGGGGGCTTGAACGCCAAGGGTCGGGCGTCTTATAATGCGTCAACCGGGGGCGATCTCAAAGCCCCCGTGAAGTCGGGCGACAACCCTCGTAGGGCCTCCTTCTTAGCACGCATGGGCAATATGCCTGGGCCTGAAATGAAAGACGGTAAGCCGACCCGGCTACTCTTGTCTTTGAAGGCTTGGGGCGCATCGTCCAAAGAGGACGCTAAGGCGAAAGCCAAGGCGATCTCAGCCAGGAACAAGAAATGAGACCCATATCTGTCGGCATCAATCCCACCGCTGGGACGACCACCACGGTCTACACCGTGCCGACGGGTTACTACGCCCTGTTCAACTTGCTGTACGTCCACAACACTGGGGCCAACAACAAGTTTCTCACGGTGCAGTGGTACGACGCCAGCGCAAATGCCACAATCGACATCTTGACGCAAGTGCCATACACCTCAAAGGCGTACACGCAGTTCGACAACGCTTATGTCGTAATGGAAGAAGGCGACCAACTGCGCGTCACGCCAGAGGCCACCAGCTCGTTTGCGATCATCGCCACCTTTGAACAAATCGGATTGACACGCCAATGACCTACCTCGAACTTGTCAATGATGTTCTGGTGCGCTTGCGCGAGGAACAAGTCTCCACAGTCAACGAGACATCTTATTCCAGTCTGATCGGCAAGTTTGTCAACGATGCCAAACGTCAGATTGAGGACTCCTACGCATGGAACGTGCTGGGCCAGACGGTCACCATCACTACGACTGCGGGCACCTACATCTACTCGATGACGGGCGCAGGTCAGAAGTTCCAAGTGATGGACGCGCTGAACACCACGGCAAACGTGGGGATGCAGAACATCAGCTTCGTGCAGATGAACCGTTTCCAGAACTTAGTGCCTGCAATCAGCGGCATCCCAGAATACTACGCATTTGACGGCGTGGACGGCAACGGCGACACCAAGGTGGTGCTGTATGCCCGTCCAGATAACGTCTACGTTCTTCCCTTCGCGCTGACTGTGCCTCAAGCCACGCTGTCGTCTGACAATACGCTGGTCAAGGTGCCAGACGTGTTGGTGGCTCAAAATGCTTACTCTCGCGCCTTGGTTGAGCGCGGTGAGGACGGCGGTTTGAACTCGTCCGAGGCGTTCCAACTGTACCGTTCGATGTTGGCCGACTACATTGCGCTGGAGAGCACACGCTACCCAGAGGCGCAGGAGTTTGTAGCCATATGAGCCAAGTCATCCAAACTGCCAGCATCTCAGCCCCCGGCTTCTTCGGGCTGAACACGCAAGACTCGCCTCTCGATCTTGCGTCTGGCTTTGCTTTGGTGGCGACGAATTGCGTGATTGACCAGTACGGTCGAATCGGCGCTCGTAAGGGCTGGACGCGGGTTAACTCCTCCTCCGGCGACCTTGGCGCTAACGATGTGGGTGTGATCCATGAGCTGGTGCAGACAAACGGCACTTTGACCGTTCTGTTTGCAGGCAACAACAAGCTGTTCAAACTGGGCACCTCCAACGCTGTCGTGGAGCTGACCTACGGGGGTGGGGGTACTGCTCCGACCATCACAGCTAGCAACTGGTCGGTTGTCTCGCTTAACGGCATCACTTACTTCTTCCAGACCGGCCACGACCCGCTGATCTTTGATCCAGCCGTCAGCACGACGACTTATCGCCGCGTAAGCGAGAAATCAGGCTACGTCGGCACAGTGCCAAGCGCCAACATCGCGTTGGCGGCTTACGGTCGCCTGTGGGTGGCCAGCTCCAGCACAGACAAGGTCACCGTATCATTCTCTGACCTGATTGCAGGCCACGTTTGGTCGGGCGGCACCACAGGCACGCTGGACACTACAAGAGTGTGGCCAAACGGCGCTGATGAGGTGCAAGCCTTGGCCGCGCACAACGGATTCTTGTTCATCTTCGGTAAGCGCCAGATTCTGGTCTACCAAGGCGCAACAACGCCTTCCACGATGTCTTTGTCGGACACGGTGGGCGGTATCGGCTGCTTGGCACGCGACAGTGTGCAGACCACCAGCTCGGACGTGATCTTCTTGTCCAACTCAGGCGTTCGCTCGTTGATGCGAACGATCCAAGAGAAGTCTGCACCAGAGCGTGACTTGTCCAAGAACGTCCGTAACGACCTGATGACCGACGTGGCTTCGCAAACGCTGGCGAACATCAAGTCCGTGTATTCCGAGCGAGAAGGCTTCTACCTTCTGACCATGCCAGTCACCGAGTCGGTTTATTGCTTTGACACCAAGATCATGCTGCAAGATGGCTCGTCCAGGGTCACAACTTGGGATTCGATCGAGCCAACAGCCCTCTACGCATTGCGCAGCGGTAGCGTCTACCTCGGTAAGAACGGCTACATCGGCGAGTACACCGGCTACGCCGATTACACGTCGAGTTACCGCTTCCAGTACTACACGAACCACGCTGACTTGGGCAACGTGAACCAGACTTCTATCTTGAAGAAGATTTCGGTCGTGGTGATTGGCGGCACGAACCAGCCGGTTATCTTCAAGTGGGGTTTTGACTTCAAGACCAACTACTTGAGCGCGACGACTACGATCCCTTTGCAGGGCGTGTCCGAGTACGGCATTGCTGAATACGGCGCGAACGCAGTGCCAGTTGCTCAGTATTCCGACGGCATTGCGCTGAACACATTGAAGGTATCTGCAAGCGGTGCGGGTAAAGTCGTTCAGACTGGGTATGAATCAGACATAAATGGCTCGCAACTGTCTATTCAAAAGATCGAAATTCAAGCCAAGAACGGGAAGCTATCATGAGCAACTATACAAAAAGCACCAACTTCGCGAGCAAGGACAATCTTTCCTCGGGCAACCCCGCGAAGATTGTCAAAGGCACTGAGATTGACACCGAGTTCAACAACATCGCCACGGCCATCGCCACAAAGCAGGACTCAAGCACGGCTGGCGACGTCACCTTGACCGGTACGCAGACGCTGACGAACAAGACTATCGCTTTTGCTGACAATACGTTAACAGGTGTTGCCGGTACGACAGCCACGCAGACGCTGACGAACAAGACGCTAACCAGCCCCGTCATTACCGGGGGTACTGTGGATGGAGAGTCAATCGGGTTTAGAGATATTCCACTGTCTGGCACAGAAAAAACATCTAGTTATTCTTTGACAACATCTGACATCGGCAAGTTTGTTCAAGTTGGGTCCGGTGGCTCAATCACAATCCCTGACGCGACCTTTGCGGCTGGAGATGCGGTTTCTATCTTTAACAACACATCGGGCAGCGTCACGATTACTTGCACGATCACGACCGCATACAAAGCCGGTACAGACGCAGATCAGTCAAGTGTGACATTGCAAACGCGAGGTGTTTGCACAATCCTGTTTATTAGCGGCACAGTTTGCGTGATCTCGGGGAACTTGGCATGAGTGGGATCATGATGACGCTGCTTGCCTCAGGTGGGAGGCTAGTCACGCCAACTGTGGAATACTTAGTTGTCGCGGGTGGCGGCGGTGGCGGTATGGGCGGAGGTGGCGCTGGGGGTATGCTGGCGGACACACTTAGCGTTTCGCCAGCAACTAGTTATACGGTGACAGTTGGCGCAGGCGGTGCAGGGAAGCCTAGTGGCAGCACTGGGGCTGTTTCAGGATCAAATTCGGTGTTCGCCAGCCTGACAGCAACAGGCGGCGGTAAAGGCGGCGCTTTAGATACTGCTCAAATTGGCGGGTCCGGTGGGGGGCAAGCAGAGCAATTCGCTGGTTCCATTGCAGGCACTGCTGGGCAAGGTAATGCTGGTGGTGCTGCAAACCGGAGCAGCGGTGCTTTTGGCGCTGGTGGCGGTGGTGGCAAGGGTGCAGTTGGCACTGATGGAAATACATCTACTGGAGGTACTGGCGGCGCAGGCGCAACGTCTTCCATTACAGGGTCGTCTGTCACCTATGCAGGCGGTGGCGCAGGCGGCTGCTTTAATGGCGGCTCAGGTGTATCTGGCGGCGCAGGTGGTGGCGGTAACTCTGTAGCCGCATCGGCAGGAACCAATGGCGGAACAAACTTAGGCGGCGGCGGCGGCGGCGGATCAACAGGTGGTGAGAACTACAGCACTATCGCGGCGGGTGGTAACGGTGGTTCTGGCATTGTTGTTGTTCGCTACTCGGACGTTTATGCCCCAGCAACTGTCACAGGAAGCCCGACTTACAGCGTTGCTGGTGGGTTTCGCGTTTACACGTTCAACGGCTCTGGGTCGATAACTTTCTAAGGTGAAAAAAGAACATGGCCCATTTTGCAGAAATTGACAGCAACAACATTGTCCTTCGCGTGGTTGTCATTAGCAACGACGAATTGCTTGATGAAAATAACGTCGAGCAAGAGCAAAAAGGCATTGATTTTTGCCATAATCTTTTTGGTGGGGCGTGGGTTCAAACCAGTTATAGCGGCTCATTGAGAAAGAATTTTGCTGGTGTTGGATACACATATGATTTAAACCGCAACGCATTTATACAAGCCAAGCCGTTTGAAAGCTGGGTGTTTGATGAAGCCGCTTGTGTTTTCAAACCCCCAGTTGAGTACCCTACAGACGGTGAGAAATACCAGTGGGATGAGTCAACGACTTCATGGATTGCCCGGCCTGACGCGCCCGTTTAAGGAGAAAGATTATGTGGGATTACGATAAGTACGTTCAGGCTCTCAAATCGGGCGACGCTGATTACATGCAAGAGCTGGGTAAGCTCGGCGGCGTCGGTGGGCAAAACGCGCAGAACATCTACCGCGAAATCTTGGCGCAACAGAGCGCCGGTACTGCCCCAGCTTGGTACGCAGGCAACACAGCGTCTCCTCAAGCTGCGGCTGCGGATTTCGCGCTGCGCTTGGCTGAGAACGGTATTGGTTCGTTGAGTCAGTTGGGCCAAGTAACCATACCAGGTGATGGTGAGGTGCCCGACCAAAATATCACTGTCAACAAAGCGACTGGTGAGCCTCTGCCCCGCCCTGAACTCTTGGGCCGTGGCACCCGGGGTCTGGATATTGACTACAACATTGAATTCGCGCCTGACGGCACTGCGTTGCCTTACACAAGCAACCGTCAGAGTAGCTGGATGCAGTTCCGTGAAGACACACTCAAACCCGCTGCGGCATTGGCTGCGGCTGCGTACGGCGCGTCGCTGCTTGGTGGTGCAGGTGCTGCTGGCGGTGCGGGCGCAGGCGCTGCTGGCACCGGCGTAACCGGTATGGGCTTAGGCACTGGCATATCCGCAGGCGCAGGTGGGCTTGGCCTCAGCACCACAGGCGCAGCCGGGCTTGGTATCAACGCAGGTGCGGGTCTGACCGGCACCGGTATCCTGTCCGGCTCCACACTCGGCACAGGGCTGCTGGGTGCAGGGGCAGGCGCTGCTGGTTTGGCGGGCTTGACAGGCACTGGAGTGTTGTCCGGCTCCACGCTCGGCACGGGTCTGCTCGGCACGACAGGCACCGGCGCATTACCCGGCACAGGCATCTTGACCGGCTCTGAGCTGGGCACAGGGCTGCTCGGCACCGGCGCAGGTACTGCGGCCACGGTTGGTGGCATAGGTGGCTCTTTGGGCGCAAACTTAGGTGCTGGTGCATTGGCCACTGGCATTAGTTCCGGTCTCGGTACTGCTGCGGCGAACGCAGGTGGGCTGTTGAGCAAGACCCTCCCCAGCGCCCTCCAACTCGGCGGTGGTTTGCTGCAATCGCAGGAAGACCGCGCTGCTGCGCAAGCAGGCGCTGCCAGCATCAACGCTGCTACGCAGCAGGCGGTGCAAGGCGCTCAGTTCCGACCAATCGGCACGACAACGCGCTTTGGCACGTCGCAGTTCCAGTACGACCCAGTGACGGGTCAGATGACCAGCGCAGGCTACCAACTCAGCCCCGAGGCACGGGCAGCGCAGGACCGCTTTGCGGCTCTGGCAAACCAAGGTATCACGCAAGCCGAAGGAGCGCAGCAGGCGTTTGCGCCTTTGCAAACTGGTGCGCAAAGTCTGTTCAGCTTGGGTAATCAATACCTTGCGCAGTCACCACAATCCGTGGCGCAGAACTACATCGACCAACAGATGGCGCTCTTGCGGCCTGGTCGTGAGCTGGAGCTGGCGAACTTGCAAAACAGATTGCAGCAGCAAGGCCGTGCAGGTTTGTCTGTGGCGCAAGGCGGCGCTATGGGCGCAACAACACCTGAGTTGCAGGCGCTGTTCAACGCCCGCGCACAGCAAGAGGCACAACTGGCAGCGAATGCTCAACAAGCCGGTCAGCAAAACGTCACGTTCGGCGCAGGTCTGCTTGGCACGGGTGCTCAGACGCTGGGCAACTTCTACGCAGGCCAGCAAGCGGCATACTCGCCGTACACTAGTGCAATGGGTCAGGTTACGGGTCTTGAAAACTTAGGGCAGCAACCGTTCACAATGAGCACCGGCTTGGCCAATCAAGTGTCTCAGGCAGGCGCTCGTGCAGGAGAGTTTGGATTACGGGGCGCGAATAGTGCGGCTAACATTTCGATGGGCCGCGCGGCTACAACCGATCCGTTCGCTCAAGTGCTGGCTGGGTTAGGCAGTAATAATGCCCTTGCGCAAGGCATCCAAAACATCTTTGGGAGATAACATGGCTGAAATCGTAGGAAGTTTGTTCGGCATCACGGCTGACCAATACGAACGCAATCTTGCGGCGCAAGATCAAGCGCGGGCCATCCAGATGGCCAGCCTAGCACCCGGTGTGCGCGGCGCGGCGATGATCCAAGCAGGCGCAGCCGGACTCGGACGCGGCATCGGTAACCTGTTGGGCGCGCAAGACCCACAGTTGCAGATCATCAGCGCGCGCAATCAAGCCGCTCGTCAGATCGACCCCAGCAACCCTGAGTCGTTCATGAGCGTCGCCCGGATGCTCGCTGAGATGGGTGACATGGAAGGCGCAACGGCGGTTGCCGATGCTGGCCGTAAGGCTCAGGCCGAACTGGCGCTGGTCGGGCAACGCAGGGCCGCGCAACAGTCGTCGTTGGCAACTGCGGCTAAGACGCAGTTGGGCGTCGAGCAAGAAACCAAACTGCGCGGCGAATTGGCTACTCTTGGCCCTAACGCCACTGAAGAGCAGATTCGCGGTGTGTTGGTGCAGTATGGCGATCCAGACAAGGTGTTGACTGCGTTGACAAGCGCTGCTACACGCGCTGAAGATCGGGCATCCAGAGAGCTTTTGGCTAAAGATGCCGCAGACGCTCGTGTTGAAGCCGCACGAGTACAAGGTGAGGCGCGGGTCGAGGCTGCTCGTCAAGCAGGCGCAACGCAGCTTCAGATTGCACAGCTCAAGACGCAAAATAGCCGTGATTTGGCTGCGCTTGCAACTTCTCTCAAAGGTCCAAAGGTCTTGCCGTCTGCTTTGCAGAAAGAAGAGGACAAAGAGCTGGAGCTGGTCGATTCATTGACGGCGCGGTCCGAGGCTTTGCAGCCTGCGGTGGCTTCGCTGACGCCGGACCCAGCGACCAAGAAATCGCCTCTGGTGCTTGGACCTGTCAACAATTTGCGCTACCAAGCGCAGAACGCTGCTGGCAACTCTACACCTGAGAGCCGCGCTTATGCGCAACTGCAACGCTCCGTGCAAGAAGCGACTAACTTGAAGACGGACGCTGCGAAGGGCGTGCAGACCGACAAGGACGTGTTGCGCTTTGCCAACGAATTGATTGCTGCGTTTGGCAAGAACGACACGCAGACTACGCTGGACGCGTTGACGAACTTTGTCAAGTCAACCGACAAGGCTCGGGTCAACGCTCAAAAGCGCATCGACAGCCGCCGTAAATCGCAAGGCGTCGAACCTTACTACGGCGCACAAGCTGGCACACCGCAAAACCCAATCAAATTGGACTAAACATGCCCACTGTCTACGAATACAAAGGCGTTTCGTATGAGCTGCCCGACGGCCTCTCAAACGAGGCTGCGTTAGCTCGCATTAAAGCCAGTTTGGGTGGCGCTGCCACAGCTCCAGCAGCTCCAGCAGCGCCAGCTCCAGCGCCAGCAGCTCAGGCTGCGCCTGCGGAGCCGAGCATAACCGACCAGCTTAGACGCCAAGCGGGCTTGGCCGGCCGCGCTGTTGTCCAAGGACTGTCTGCGCCTGCCAACATCGTCGGCGACTTCTTGAGTGGTGCAGGGAACTTGGCCCTTATGGCTACGGGTTCTGAGCGTCGCATCCCAACGATGTCGCAAACCCAGAGCCAAGCGCTGACGCAGTTGGGCGTGCCTGAGCCACAAACGACAGCCGAACGTGCGGCCCAAGCAGGTATGCAAGGCCTTGTCTCCGCTGGTGGCATGGCGGCTGCGCTGCCTAAGACTGTGTTTGGTGCAAACTTGGCACAGCAACTGCCTGCCGCTGCCGCTGCGCCAGCCGTTGCCCAGCCTGTTGCCGAAGATGTCAAAGCGGTGACCGGCAGCGATCTGGCGGCGCTGGTCGCCAGCATCGGCGTGTCCGGCGCGGTGGGTAGCAGCGCAGGTAACATCGCCAATCGAGTGGCGACCGGCAAACAGGCCGTCCCTACGATGGAACAGGTGCGCCAAAACGCGCAGCGGTCGTACACCAAGGTCAGTGACCTCGGCATCAAACTGACTTCAACGAACGCCAACAGTTTGGTTGACAAGCTCAAGACGCGCTTGGACGCCAAAGATTACATCCCTGAGAACGCTGCGCCCGTCAAAAACGTCTTGACCAGCATCGAAAACATCGCTGCTCGCGGCGATGTGTCGTTCGATAACGTCGAAAAGATGCGCGGTTTGGCTAACACCTTGAAGGGCAATACGGACGCTAACGTGCGCCGCTTGGGCAGCGAACTGATCGCAGGCATCGACGAGCACGTTGCAGCCCTCAAACCCCGCGATGTCAGCGCAGGTGCAGGTGGTATCGACGAGGCCGTCAAGACCATCGCTAGCGCCCGCAAGGACTGGCGCAATCTGAGCCGGGCGTCCACGCTAGAAAATATCCTAGACGTCGCTGAGACACGAGCGCTCAACCCCACGGCGTCTGAGAGTGAATTGATCCGGCAGGGTTTTATTGCGCTTGCGGCCAACAAGAACAAGATGGCGCTGTTCAACGAGGCCGAACGTAACGCCATCAAAGCGGTCGCCAAGGGCAGCTCGCTTGATCCGCTGCTGACCTTGGTGGCTAAGTTCAACCCCCAGCGCAGTCAACTGATTGCCGCTGGCGGTATCGGTGGTGGCATAGCCAGCCCCGAGTCGCTGATGTATACAGTGCCGGTAGCGGCTGCTGGTTTCACAGCCGACAAACTGCAAGCAGCGATGCGTCGGCAGGCCGCAGATCAAGCCATTGGCGGTCTGCTGTCAGGCAGAACCGCCGCGCCACCACCATCTCAGTACAACCGTGGCTTACTCAGCACGATCATGACCCAGCCCGGCATCCAAGAGTAAGCGTCAGAGCCGTCCCTTGGGCACCTCGTGCTTATTCAGGAACGGCTTGACGCTGGGCTTGGCCCGGCTGTAGATGCCAAAGGCTTTGTAGTCGGTGCTCTCCGCTGTACTCTTGGCCCTGAAGCGAACGTCTTGCATAAAGATGCTAGGGCGAGGGTCTTTTTTCCAATCAAACGGACTCATACTGTCTCCACAATAGGACGCGCTTTCTTAAGGCGCACGGTTTCATTTACAAAATTCAGCGCCGCCTCTAACTGCTTGACCGTCACGGCCTCCAGTTGGGCGTCGTGAATCTCCATCGCCAGGTTCAGGGCCTTGAGTTCTTCACCGCGCACGATGAAGCGGCTCGTCAGCCCTCGTTTGGCAAGCGTATAGAGCGCGTCTTGCGCTGTCCGCAGCTCCGGCATCCAGTCGCCGCCAACGCCGTTATGCGCCAGAGCCTCCGAGACGTTCAAGGCGTTGATCAAGACGTCGATCTCCACCTTGGTCGCAGTGCCCAGCCGCAGCGTGTTCATCGCGTCGTGGTTCCTGATCTTGATCGTGGCGCTTTCGCTGACCTCATCAACTCGGCGAAGGCCCGACTGCACCCACGCCATGTTGTCTAGGCGCACACCCTTGGGTTTGTACTTGCTACGCTTGCGCATCGCTTTGCTTCTCCTTGACCGTAGCCCAAGCCGTTTCGTTGCACTTGGCGCATTGGTAGTGGTACTGTGTGCGGTGTGGTGATGGTGTCAAGAGCCAGCGATGTTTACATTGGGTCATTTCAACTCTCCTTGCGATTCAATGGTTGCCTCAACCACTTGTGCGTCATCGCCACAGGCTTTCCACAATGCGTTCATCAAAACTTCTTCATTGTGTTTAGCCTTCTCACGCTCATCAGCGATAGCGTCAGCACGGACAAGGGCGACAAGGCGTTCAATCTCTGGCATAAAGTCTTTAAACAAACCCCAATCGTCACCCCCAGCCTCACGGGCAAGTTCTATCGTGTCTCTCATGTGTTCCCCCTTGCTCGGATGGCGGCGGCGCGGTTTTTGTAGTCCTGCACCTGATCGGGCAAGTCCCACTTCTTCTGCAAATATTCGCTGGCGTACATCCCCCAGTCCTCAATGTCCGCAGCAGCCTCATCAAGCCAATCGGCATACTGCTGGCGCTCTTTGCTAAACGCCTCACGCTCATCAGCACGGACAAGGGCTTCAAAGGTTTTAAAACACATACCTCCAGTGTCAGGAAGCTCGTTCCCTGCTTCAATCGGCCATCCAGCCTCACGGGCCATGTCTATCGTGTCTCTCATGTGTTGCGCTCCTTTAACTTGGCTTCGATGGCTCGGGCAAATGTCAACAACGAAAAATTATTGTGCTCATCTGTAGCAATTACTTCCGCTTCGCATATTTCACCAAATGGCAGACCAACCCATTGCCGCTGTGCTGCGGGTGGGGAGATTACTTTCCCAGAGCGCACAAGTGCTCCATGCAAAACATTGCACATGTCTGCATCAATCGCCACAGGCTCCTGCACTGGCTGCACAGGCGCTGAACGGGCTTGCTTGATGGCGGTGATGGCATCGCGGGATCGGTTACGTGCCTCTTTAATGCCGTCAACTAGCCATTGCTTGTATGTCGCTGGCTCTGGTTTCACACGGCCTGTAAGCGTGTCACTCAAGTAAATGTCAATACTTGACAACGCCTCCAGCGCCAAGTCCAATGCTTCGTCTTTGGTCATTTGGCATCCTTCCATTCCCAACCA